ATTCCAATCTCTTCGGTTAATCTAAAATAAGATTTTTCCATAGCATAGAATTTATAACTCTCTTCAAATCCATTATCTCGGTTGGCAATTACCTTTATTTTCATTCTGGATTCAAGAGGGCTTCTCCTTAGGCCAAATAGAGAATCAACAGTGTGAATTAATCCAAAAGATTCAGCTACTGACTCCATTCCAAGATCAAAATTGTCAACATCTTCTCTTCTAATTTGAGTAGCGCTAATTATGCACCATTCATTTCTCATTGCAACTCCTCTTAATTCCTCACTGATTGATTTGATTTTTTCATACAGTCCGCTTTGATCCTTAATAGGTCTTAGAAGATTTAGATAGTCAACGACGATGATTTTAAATTTTTTATTAAGCTGGCTTTCCAATCTTAGAAAATAATTTTCGATATCGATCGCAGTAGCTCCGCCTGTTGCAAATTCTACTATTTCTAGATATCCTAATTCTTTTCCAGATTGCTGCAATTCAGATAATTTATCAGAGATTAATTTAGAAGACTCGGCGTCAGTTATATTAGAATAGGTATCACCGTCTATTCCTAGAATATTGGATCCTATTCTCTTCATATAACTACGATCAGCTAATTCTACGGTTACCAAACCAGTATTGTTACCTGATAAAAACGATCGAGCTGCAATATTTCCTAGAACCATTGATTTTCCGACTTTAGGGCGACCTTGAAACACAACCAAGGTTTTAGCATTCCATCCTCCTCCTAATACTTTATTAATAAATGGAAATCCGCTAGGGGTTCCACTTTTAGCTATTTGAATATGGGACTTAGGATCAAAGAAGTTTAAGCCAGCAGTTTTATTGTTAAAATCTATTGATAGCTTGCTGTTTATGTCATTTCTAACTTTTTGAGAAACCTCATCGACGTTTTTAGGATTTATTGATATCGTTTTTAAATAGGCCAATATATCAAACACCGTAATATTTAAATTTCTAAGAAGAATAAAAGCTTTTACGTATTGATATAAATAGTTGTAATTATATTCTCTAATGCTGAACATATAAAGATCATCGATCTCTTCCTGTTCTAGGAAATAGTTATTGACTTCTAAATAGCTAGAAAGCTCTTTTTTATTCGGTATCTTTTCAAATTCTCTAAAGAACTTGATGGCATATTTATAGGTTTCAGACCTAAGATCGTTATTAAAGAATTTTGGAGTAATTAAAGTTACTAACTCCTCTCTAGATAAGGATTCATGGTTTTGAGGCCTAAGCTCATTATAATCATTATCTGAATTGAGAATAAAATTCCAAACCATTGACTCAAGAGAATCTATATTTTCTGTGAAATCTATCATTCGCTAATTGAATAAAATTTATTAAGTAATCTATTTGTTATATACATCGAAGATCCATTTGGTTTAATTAATTCTTGTTTAATTAGGGATTTAATTGATTCTACCATGAATTCTTTAAAGTTTTCAGACTTTAATCTGTCTCCAAAAATATATTTCAGGGTTTTAGAAGTAAATTTTAGATTGTCTAGATCTATTTTTAAAGGATCTGAATTATTTTCAATAGTATATCGAGTTAATTCAAATCCAATTGAATCTTCATTTAAAAAATTAGAAGTTAAATGAAGATTCAATATATACTTAATTGGCAGGTTCTTATTATAGGCTATCATCCTCTAAATTTTCAAAGTCTTCGGTTTCTTCCTGTAACACATCTTGAATCGTACTATATTTAAACTTAGGCTTAACCACGTTTTCGTCTAATTCTTTTAAAACTTCAGGAGTCCAAACCTTTTCAGAAAATAATTCTCTAAGTGGAATAGCTTCTCCAGTATGCTTTAAGATATAATTTCTAGCGGTTTCTTTAGCAATAAAATAGAATTTTTCTCCTCCTATTTCAAACTCAGTGCACTGGGCTTGTTCGGCAGGTTTCATTTTATTATACTCTTTTTCAGTAAATTTGTTGCCTCGACCTACTCCACAATTATCAAAATTAAATGGAAGCTTATGAAGACCTACGTATTTGTTCATCCCTTTATGAAATGAAATGTGTATTTCAATATCGTCAGGCTTAGCTAATCGGTTTTTATCGGTTTTAGCTCGGCAGATAACACCGGTTTTAGTGTTAGTTGTTTCGTCCTTAAGTGCACTCTTGCTTAGCATCAAAATAACGCTAGCTGCATACAACGGTCCACCTCCACCGCTCATACTCTTACCTGAATACATATCAGTTCCAGCATAAGTATGATTCGTAAAAAGAAGAGGAATCTTAAGATTAGACATATCTAAAGTAAAGGATTTGAATAGAGTTCTAAGTTCTTTAGCTCTAAGACCCATATCATTTGCGTTTTTACCTTTATCGATGTCTGCAACTTCTTTATCGGTTTCTAGCATACCTACTGAGTCTACGATCACCATTATTTTAAGGCCTTCATTGTCTTCAGCTGTTTTTATTAAATCATTCATGAAAAATTTAACTTCTGAAATTAATCCAAGTCGAACATATTTTAACATCTTATGATCTACTCCAAATTTTTCAAAGTCCTCGGTGTCTAAGGCTCCTTCTGTATCTATATAGAAAACTACATAGCCTTTATGCTGAGCTTCTCTGACTGCGTTCATGCATAAGAATGTTTTACCGGTGCCTGAATCTCCGGCTATTCCTAAACTTCGAGTATTAGGATATCCCCCAAATAAGGATCCTGACATCAGGGCATTTAGCATATAATTTCCAGTAGGAATGAAATCATCAATATCTGAAAATCCTTTAAGTTTAACGTGTGATTTTGTTTTCTTTTCTAACAAATCATTGAAGCGATTGAACGCAGAAATCAAGTCTTTAGTATCTGACATATTGTTTTTTATTTTTTTACCGATAAATTTAAGTAAGTTTCTTAATTGATATAAGAAATTAACAGCATCGAAGCTGATAGGCATAGAGAATCCTCAACATCACCTTTAAATATTCTATTAAAGTTTACTTTATCTAGAGAATACGTTCTATTTTTAGATTCTTCGTCGGGCATATCTATTTTAAATCCAGTAGGATCTTTTGAATATTGAGTCAAATCTATTGCATAGCATTTGTATGTTTTAGAAAATGGAAGCTGATGCTGTATTCTACCTAAAAAGTAGACATCGTTGATTTCCGGATTAATTCCAAGTTCTGAGTTTATAAACTCACTTATCTCTTCAAAATCTGAATCATGATTAGGAACAGATTCACACGTAAGACAGCAATGCCCTTCTTCTCCATTTAGATAATCGGTGTATCTTGCAAGATAGACATTTTTAATGTTATTTGCATCATTAATATCGAATGGAATCAAACAGATGCCTTCAGTTTCGCATAAGACTCTTCTGTAATTTTTTTCTCCATTTGAAATAGTGAAAAATTTATACTTTCCATCTTGATACTCCTCTTTATTTTCAAACTTCCTATTAATCATTTACTTCAGTTAATTTTATTTCAGTTCCACTACTCTTTTTAGGCTGACCTGTTTTAGGAGCCTTCGATCCCGGATCAAGAATCTGTCTTAGAGACTCATGAACTATATTTTTATTTATCATACTCATTACATGCTCAGATAGCTCAGTTAGAAAATCTTCCTTGTCTTTAGCATTAGTGTACATTAATTTTAAAAGATCTTGATTTGGTAATTTAATGTTTAATTTTAAAAGCAATTCATATGCGTCGGAATTAAACATCTCAAATGGATTAGATCTAGAAGAAGACGAAGAAGATTGTGAAGCGTTATCTGAATTATAATTTGAGTTAGACTCTACGTGAACTTTAGGCTGAACCGGAGGAGGGGTAGAAGGTTTTTGTGAAGGATAGATCGATTCTATTTCTTGTATAGTTAGAGGAGGCATGTCTCCGTGGACCATAAATAGTTTTCGATTTAGATCCCGAATGTCAACTTTTGATCCGTTATCAAATATTGCCATCACTCTTCCTCCGTATACATCGATGTCTCTACATTTTACAACTTTACCTAAAAGTTTAGAGTCATCAGGCTTAACCCATTGAAAGGTTTGACCTGTGAAGTTCTGTTTATAATTAATAATTTGTTCTTCGGTTATCATATCTTTTTTATTTTTTTTATTAAACCATTTTTTTATGAATTGAAACATCAAAGACTATTTATATTTTAATTGTTTAATCTCGTCCTGTGCTTCGATCCTTGCGTTATATAATCTATTAAGAATAGTTCGGGCCACTGAATCTTTATCACTTCTAAATATTGTTTGATTCTTAGTAACAATCTCTCCTCCTTTTAATTTTACTTTTTCTATTTTTCCAAGATATGAATCGGGAGAAATATTGAATTGCATTTGAATGTTAGGGTACATTGATTTAAAATCGTAACAAGTTATGTACTGATAATAGCCTGGAACCGGTGGCATTACGTATGCACCTTCATAAGTTTCGTTTGAGTCGTCAGCTTCACCGTCCCAAGGTTTCTTTAACATTTTAAGATTATGATTTAGAAATTCTCTACACATTAAAACCTCGGTTATATGAACTGGACTAAATATTTTATTCACTTCTATTTGAGCGACATTGGCAAGAGAAAAGGCAACATCTAAAAGACCTAATTTATCTTCTAAAAGTTTAACTAGAATATTATCTATTACGTTATACATTGTGAAAAGATAAACGTCTTTTTGAAATTCTAGCATGTTTTTATAAGGATGCTTTAATTTAGTTGCGTTTAGGGCCAATTTAGAAATGTAATCAAGTGTATAATTTTCTACGACTTTATACGGCTTAAAACCTGGATCTTGAAAGACTTGCATGTAATCTATCAAACCTAAATGGGTCATCAATTTATGCTTCTTAGAAAAGGTTTTCCTTGAAGGCATGTTTAAAAAGGGATCAACTCCTATTTTTGAGGATCTATTCATTAAATATCTCCAGTCAAAATCTATTACATTCCAACCCGATATCATTGATTGCTTTGGAGCTATTTTATGAAAATAAAATTCAAGAAGTTCCCTTTCGGTCTTAAACTGCATGTATTTTATTTTAAAATCTTGATTAAAGAGTTTTCTATCCTTTTCTTCATGAGGAATTATGTTTTGAAAATAGTCTTTGATGTCCAACTCCATCTTCTTAACTTCTTCTTGTGAAAGACCATTAGGGTGATCGTTTGAATCCATGATAGACAGGACATAATTTACTCCTTCCTCATTACAAAAAGAAATCATTCCGACTGGCATTGCTACTTTTCCAGGATCTGGAAAGGTGGAATCAGTAAGCTTGATCTCGATATCTAGATATTCTTTCTTAGGGGTGTTATCGAATGAATAGATTAGTTCTTTTTCTTCTGGAGTTAGCTTTTCAATGATCAATTCCTCTAATCTAGTTCGAGTAAGCCACTTAGCATCGGACTTTGCTTTTTTAACGTATTTTCCGTCCCAGTTTCTATGTAAACTCGGCTTATCACTTTCAACCCAATTAAACAATTCATGATCAATTAGTTTCTTTTTGATAAAGGATATTTTTCCTTTTTCATTAAAATAAGAAATCATTAACTCATTATCAACAGCTTCAACTCCTATTATCATAGTTTAGGTTTAAACATATCGTTAATATTACCACATTTAGCACATGCAATAACTGGAATAGGAGAAATACTATCTCGATCTGATCCGGTCAGGAATTTACTTATTTTTTTAATCATGATTTTCTCTTCAAAAACAAGAGATTCACACTGTTCGCATTTAATGTCCTCTGCATCTTTAAGATTTACGTTGACGTTAAATTGGCCATTTTGATTTTCCATATTTATTTGTTATTTTAGTATCCTCTAGCTTGACGATCCCGGTTCTCCTGATTCTTACTCATGTACATGTTAAACATTTCTTGTGGAGTCATGCCAATTGAAGTAGCCATATTTAAAAAGAAATGAAGAATGTCGATGATTTCAAACTTACATTCTAACTGGTCTGATTCAGATAGATCCGAGAATTTCATATTTTGGTATTTTGAATAGTCACTCTTCCAGTACTTCCAGATCGCATTGCCACTTCCGTCCTTGATTCCACCAAGAGCGTCGGTTGCTTCATGAATTTCATCAATAAGAGCATGAGTATTTGCATGCCAGAAAAACATAATTTCACGAAGAGACATTTTAGAAAAGTCGTATCCGTATATATTCAACTGAGTGTCCTTTTGGAGATTCATAATGTCTCCTAACGTGTCTTTAGATTCTGAATAAAGATCTTGTATTTTAAGATCAGAACATTGATTATCAGTATTTGCCATATTATTTTTTAAATCTTATACTATATAAATTAAATTGGATTTTGATTTTGACCATTTTTTAGATTTATTTAGTGTGGGCATGAATAAATAATAAAAAATATTTTTAGAGAAATGGCCGAAAGAAGGATCAATTTGAATAATTTTAAATCCAGCGGTGTGTACACTGTTGAGATTGATCAAAGCGAAAACGTAGCTTTACCGTTATCAACGGGTAGATTGATTGTAGGATCAAGCAGAGTTGGACCGTTTAATACAATAGTATTAATTAACGATCTTAGAACACTAAAGGCAGTGTTTGGAGAGATCGACTCAAAATTAGAAAAAGGTGGAAGCTTTTTTCATAGATCTATTGAAGTAGCTCTTAGAGAAGGACCGGTATTTGCATTAAATATTCTACCAATTGATAATGAAGACGACAAGTTATTAAATAAAGATCAGGTTTATTTTACGACATTTAATACCGAATCTTCATCTAATAATTCCGATTCTAATCCAGTACAAAATCCTCTAATTGACTTTTTTAATAAGAGAAAATTATGGGTTGCAAGTTCGGATCAATTAAATAGAACTAAAAACCTTGCCTTAGGTGATGACTTTATAACTAATCCTGGAGGATTTGGAAATGTTTCGATAGATTCTAATAAAATATTATCTTTTGTAAACGCGGGTAAATCGAATATTACAATTTGGACAAAGAGGGCAGCTGTTACTGGATTTGATATTACTGCTAAAGAATGGTATAGTGGATTTGGAGAAGACATTGAATTCCCTACGTGTGTACATCCTGATGATTTTATTTCAGATTACATGGTTGAAACTATCATGGTAAGCGGCGATTGGACCAATTATATTAAATTATCTAAAGATCCGATTTATAAAACATATTTCAATGAATCTGGTTTAATTGAAGCACGAATAAGTGAATTTTTAGCTTTAAGAGAAATTAAGGTTATTGGTAGATTAGTAGGATGTTTAATCCCTAATTTTATAGATCAAACCGGAACAACTATTTCGATAGACAGGCTAATAAACAGATTATTTCCTCAGACTGGGGTTATTTGCTCAATCGATGATAAGAAATTAGATCTTATCGATTTGTCTAACAATTCTTTTAACGATCAGGAAGTTGACACTCATAGAATTGATTTAGTAGGATACGGATTCGACGAATTAAATTCTGGAAATGTATACACCGCAGATAACGGAGGATTTGATACTAATGGATCTACAGCTGATGCCACTCCTTTAATCGACATTCTTAGCTATTCAAAACCGGCTGACGCTGAATTGATTTTTGAAATCAATCAGTCTATTGCGGAATCTGCATTTATTTCAACTCTTCCTCCTGCAATTGGAGATCTTTATTTAGTTAACCCAGCAGTAGGTGATAGTTATTTAATTGCAATGCAAGGAAGCAAGCTATACAAATCATACTACGATGGATTTACTAAAACCGGAGACGTTGTATCTGACGGTACTTTAAATTATTATGTTAAATATCAGGATGGATTTAGTATTACCGTAGGATCAAATACTTTAAATTATGTAAAAGTATTTATATATCAAGATATCACTTTATTGAATCAGCAGGACGTTAATTTCTATACATTTAGTGGAAATGATTATGTTAAAATTAAAATCTCTTCTGGAGATGATTTTAAGCAGTCATTTAACCTAGCTGATACTAATTTCTTTAGCGACTTTACAATTTTACAACCTAATAAGCTGATACTTGGAATTAATACTGCCAATGTTAGCAATAAATCATTAATTGATGAGTACATTAAAGTAAATCATTACATTAAAGCTAAAAAATCAGGAGATGTTAGAGATCGTTTCTTGAAAATTATTTCGGTAGAATCAAGAGAAACTTCTTTAAGTCCATATCGATTAGAATACACTATCACAACTATGGCTCCAAGCGTTGAAGAAATAGATGGATTAGACGCTACTAATAATACAATTCAAGTATATAAAGGAATCTATAATTTTGTTTCTGAATTAAAAGGTCAATATTTAAGAGGATTTAAGGTAAGAGACGAACTTTTACCTAATGGTACAGCAGCTAGACAATCAAGTATTTTAAAATATTTGTTTGATTTCACTGCGATTCCGCAAACATTGGCTGGAAAGGAATTGATCGATTTCAGATATGTAGTAGATACATATGAAGGAGAAATCAGCTCTAATTCTAAGTATTATTTAGCAAAATTAGCAGCTCTACACGGGCAAGCTATGGCTCTTCTTAATACTCCTTCTATTGATCAGTTTGAAAAATCAGTAGATCCTAGTTTCATTGACACTACTAATAAATTAGTTTCGGCTAGATTAATATCTGAAGGTGGAGATCTTTCATTGAATCCAAGCTTTACATTTAAATTTGCTGAAGAAGATGTTAATGGGGTTCCTCTTTCTTCTTATTCGACTTATTACTTCCCTAACTTAATTGTTAGAAGTGGAACACGAAACATTTCAGTTCCACCAGCTGCTTATGTTTCTAATTTATACGTTAGAAAATTCAAAAATGGAACTCCATTCTTGATTGTTGCAGGTGGAAAACGAGGAGTTTTAACTGATCCTGAATTAGTAGGTTTAGAATATGAATTGACAAATGAAGATAGAGACTTTTTAGAGCCAACTGGACACAATTTGATCGTAAGAAGAAGAGGATTTGGAACTTTATTGTTCTCTAACAACACTGCTTACCAACGAGTAAATTCAGCTCTAAATAACGCTCACGTTCGTGATAATCTTTCAACTATTGAAAAGGATCTTGCTAGAATCTTGTTTAATTTCTTATTTGATTTCAATGATGAGATTACAAGATTAAGAGTTAAAACAATTGTTGAAAATTATTTGGATGCAGTAGTTAATGCTAGAGGGTTAACTTCTTATGAAGTAGTATTTGATCGATCTAATAATACAGATGAAGTTATCGAAAATAATGCTGCGATCATCGACGTAATTGTTAATTTCCCTAGAGGAATTCATAAATTCATTAATAGAATCACTATTACTCGAGTAGGAGGACAGTTAAGTTCAGATTCAACTGGATTTACGCCTAGCTTCTAATACTGATGTAAAAATTACTAGAACCCAGATTGAAAGATCTGGGTTTTTTATTTAGATAAATAATTAAAATAGATCTTACGTGGCTTATATCGAGCACAATTTTTTTCCTCTAAAAGTATTCGTTAGAAATGAGTACATGTACCAGCACCAAAAGGGTCTTGGAGAATTTACGCCGGGAGTAATCATGTCAGTGAGATGCATGCCGGGACAAGCTGCATTGTTTCAAGTACTATTAGAGAACGGAGTAATGAGAGATAAGTTGCCTAGCCACGCTCTTCTTACTGAACCTGAGCTACCGGATCCAGATCTACCGTTTCACTTTTTACAGATTTGGAACTGTTTTTCTTATAACTTTACCCTTCTGCATCTTTCTTATGTGTACGATACTAGGGTGGAAGTATACATGAAGGATCATAAGTTTTATTCAGGAAGCTACTATGCTACTATTAACTGGGGAAGTAATGATCTTAACACAGATATGTCCTTAGCAGAAGATCCATTAGAACATAAAAGTCATCATATTATTTTATTAGATAATGGTCAGATTGCGCTGCAACCTAATAACCGTATTAAATGGTCTGAACCTTCGTTCGTAACTAAACCTTTTCCAGAAAGACCTGATTATCTAGTTAACCGGGACTATTATAACTGTGAAGGATTTGACAAATGGCATACTGAAGATTCTGACAGAATGTTTTATGATAATGAATAGTTATGTTTTTATTTAAATAAATAATTAAAAAGTAAAAGAAATGTCGAACCGAAGAGCACTTTCATTTAAAAATTTTATCAATGAAGCTTATGTTGATGAGTTTGGTGAATTACAAGATTTTGATTTTTCGATGGACCACGATGATGCCGCAGAATGGGCTGAAAAGGGAGAAAGAGGAAAAGATCCTAAGGCAGGTTGGAAAACCTTATTATTGATGGAATTTGAAGAATTATTAAAGGATCTAGGGGCTAAAAATCTGGTGGCGGACAATTCAGGAGAATTTGCAAATTTTTCTTTTAATTGGAATGGGGAACTCTATTTAATCGTTCTAGAAGCAGGAGAAGATTATGCCGAAGTTATACATCAAAAAACAAATGAAAAAGGTCAAGTTGTTAAACTTGACCAGTTATATAATGGTGGAATAGAAGAATTAACTAGCTATTTTCTCCAAAGTGGAATGGACTTATTAGACCAATTCTAGAGAAGCAGATTCATAATTTCTTTTTAAACACTCTAACTTATCTTCAGCTTCTGCCAATTTAGTAAGAGCTTCATCTGCATTTTTATAGAAATCTTCAGTTGAATGATCTCCGATTCCTGCAGGGTGTTTGCCTAATAGATATAGGGTCATTCTAGCTTTATCTATTTCAGCATTAGCAATTGAGGTTAACATTCTGTATAGTTCTGGGCTCATCTGGTGTAATTATTTTAGTTATTCAAATTCATCTAAAGAAACATCGCTAAGATCATCTAGGATTGCCATGATTTCATTGGATAGAATCATATAATGTTTCTCTCCTTTATAAGATATTTCAGTACCTGCAAATCTGTTACAGATGATAATATCTCCAGGTTTAACTAGCATCGGATTATGTGTTGAACCGTCTCCGCAGGCAACAACGATTCCAATGTTAGGTCTCTTTACTGCTTTGTCAGGCAACATAATTCCAGAAGCAGTGGTCGTTTCTTTTTCTCTTGGTTTAATTAAAACTCTTTCGTATAGAGGCTTCATATTGTATGTGGGTTATTTTTTAAATCATTAAATTTTCTAAAATTGAAGTTTTTAAATCGGGAAATATCTACATTTGAGACACAGGATTCTTTAACTTCGTCTGGAAAAAACACAGAAGACAGTCTTATAATTTTAGTATTGAACAGAAGATGTTTTTTCGTTTCTAAAATTTTAGTCTCTTCACTTATCTTGTTTAGTAATTTTATTCTGTCAATTAGGAATAAAATAAAGGATTCATCTAGTTGATCTAATAAGTCAATTGATGATTTTCCGTATTTTTCTCGGATTTCCTCAATCAATTTAGAACTTTTAGTTGGAGTCATTTTATCCATCTTTGGAACATTATCCTTTTTATCTCCTCTAAATATTTTATCGAATATTTCAAAAACTGGATCTACAGTATATTCTACATATTCTTTAGATTTAAGTTTGGAAATCATTCTATCAATCTTAGATTTGACAATGTGTGACTCGCTTAAAGAAAAGAAGTTGTCTTCCTCTTCTTCGGCCTCGTCTGGAATAAATTCAGAAGGAACAAACATTTTCTTGTGTTTAGCCATTTGCTTAGGATAAATTAAGATCACGTTTTTGTTATCTGAGTGAACCATTTGGCGAATATCTCCGTCTACTGTATAGATTAGCACATCGTTCTTAATTGTTTCGCATAAGTAAGCAATGATGTCGTCACCTTCAGTTCCTTTTATTCTATAATAATTTACTCCACTTCTATCTACTAAAGCTGGAATTATTTCTTGCTGAAAATAATCAAAGAAGAGATAGGTATGATCTTCGGAACTCTTTTTTCTATTTCCTTTGTATTCAAATTCAGAAGGAGCAAGATCAGTTTCAAAGTCATTATCAGCAAAAAAGTTTCTAATATACTCCTTTCTCCAGCTTCTAGAATCAAAAACCATATGCACCCGATCGATTTCATATTCAACAGGTGCAATGATTGAGTGAAGATAGTTTAGGCAAAAATTTCTAAACTGAACTTTAACTTGTTCTTTTAAAACTACACCGTTATCGTTAAAGATGTCGTTCACATAATATTTGGCACCGATGCTCTTATCTTTAAAGAGCATTGATCTAATTACGCTTAGAGAAACGTTAAGATACGCGTTACCATCTATTATTAGATCCATTTATTCTTCAGTTGATGAGTTTTTCTTTAAGGTTCTGATAGATTTAGAAATCAGTTCAGATTCTTCCATGTTTAATATACCTCTAGACTGAGCATAATTACATCCAGCGATTAGGATAAAAATAGCCTGGTTCATATCTAGTTTTTCTAAAAACCTTTCGTAATCTTGAACGTTATTATAGGATATTGATCCTAATAGGACGGTTCGGTCGGAGTCAGCGGCTTGGCCTGTTTCCTCAGAAGACTGAGATTGGTTGACAATCTCAGCTTCTTGTATAGTTTCAGCTTGTTTACTTTTCATTTCTAATTATTTTTTTAAAGATTTTTAAATAAAGAATCGTATTCATCATCGTCTTCTTCATCTGAAGCATGTACATTTGTTTTAACTAATTCTTCTTCTTCAAAAGGAAGATCATTGCTAGATTTAAACTGGATATCATCATCGATGTCTAAAGATTTTTCAGCTTTCGGTTTAGAAGGAGTTGAAGTAGCACCTGAAAGTCTTTCTAAAATTAAGGCTTTGGTTTTTTCATCTTTAGTTCTGTCAAGTATCATGTTCAAAATTGTTCGATTTGAGATAACCGAAATCGTATATTCTGCAACCTTATGATAAGTCTCTTCAGTCCATGACTTATGAAGATAATCGTCAATCAGAGGAGTATTCTTTTTAAGAAACTCTTGAACTAATTTAACTGATTTTTCGTTATTTTCTACGATAACTGATTTATCTCCAATTTTAAAGATAAATGGAGTGACGTCTTCCATGAATTTAGATTTGCTCCAATCTCTAAAAGTTTTAGTCTTTTTACCAACTGCACATAAGAAATCTTTTCCTTGAAGAAGATGGTAAGGATTTACTGACTTTGATGATTCGATCAATTCATCCTCTTCTGGACTGATTTGAGCCTCAATCAAAGTATTGATTTGAGAAGAAAACTTAAACCATTTAACCGATCCTTCTAATTCAGGTCTTTGTGGATCTTTTTTAACGTAGATCGGAGAGAAATGGCTATGCCATCTTGAGAAGCTAGAATCTAATTCTCTATGAAGTTCAGGCTCTTCCTCTTTGATACTTCTAATTACTTTTTCTATATCCCAAAGAATAGAAGATTTACCTTCATTTGAAGGGCAATCAACCCAAAGAGTTTCCTTAGTTAAAGGATTATAGAACTTAGCAGAGTATTTTGTATATTTACTCTGAGATTTGTCATGCACATAAGGTAAAAATCGAAAAACCGATTTATACGATCCGTTGTGCGCATTTGGATCCGGATTATAGATATTCGGATCTGTCTTTTTTTCTGATGAATTTGTTTTCTTAACAAAAGCATCTCCTGGTAGGTCAAAAAAATCTGTCATTTTATAAGTTTTTTTTTGTTATTATTAATAATATAATACTTAATTATAGAATAAAGTTTTGATTTTAATCAAAAAAAAGGATAACTTTTGGTTATCCTTTCTTCTTTTTAAAGATTTTTAGAATTACTTTCCAATGTTTTCTTTTAATTCTTTGGAAGCAGTTTGAAGAGCGGTCATATGAGATTTAACAGTTGGGTGATGTATCGCTTTTTTGATAGCTTGCATTCCTTTTTTAATTCTGCCACCTGCACTTTTTACCCCTTTATCATAAAATTTAGATACGTCTCCGTTTTCTTCTAATTCTGCAATGATTTTGTCGATTTCTCCAAAAACTAATTTTTTGGTCTCTTCTACTTGATTTTTAAATGATTGAAACTGATTCATGTTTTTAACTTTTTAAATATTATACAGCAAAAACAGATTTAAGTTTTAAATGGAATTAATGATTGATCTTATTTTTTCATTGTTTGAAAATTTAGAGTCGGGAAAATTTTCTAAAGTATATTTTATCCAGATATTTAAAACTTCTAGACACTCGTCAACCGATATCCTTTTAGATTTTATAAATGGATTAAGGTATTTCATAAAAACTGAGTCAATTGCAACATTCTGTTTCTTTGATCGAGTATACATTCCTTCAACCATGGATTCAACTTCATCCTGCAGCTTAAAGTATAAATGAGACCGTTTGGCAGATTGCCTCTCTAGTCCTGAGGTGGGTCGAGTGTTGAATGGTTTACGATTCCATCCTACCTGATCGAGATGATTTATCTCGTGTGCAAATATGTCAGTTAATCGGTATTGTAATTCTTGATAACATTCAGGCTCTCGATTAGGGTCAATAATACAAATGACAATTATTTTAGGAACAAGTGTATCCTTTTTATCTATTTTCATTCGAGCATCTATGGCAAATCCATATTGATCAAAATTTAATTCTTCCCAACTTAATTTATGAAAGTGCTCGTCCTCTTTAAAATTAGGGTCGGATTCTTTTTTAATAATGAATTCAGCGTCAAACGTATATGGGTCCTCTATATGGATTCCATTTATTCTTCGATATTCTCCCTCTGTTTTTGTATTTTCGCAACAAAAGATAAATGAACTTGATAACTTTAGAATAAGGTCATTGAGTTCATCGTGGTTTTCATATAAATGTTCAGTAAAAGATTTTATCATTTCTTTTTTGGAATTATTATGAAAGTCACGTCAAGATCATTTGTATAAGGAGTTCCATTGCTTTGTGAAAATATTACTTCAATATCATCTTTTTTGGTTCCTTTCATATCGGTTGAAACTGAATTTTTAAATTTTTCAATGAATCCGATATCTTCTGGGGATATTTTATCTTTTTTTCCAGAAATAAAGTCCTTTAGACTTGTTTTTTTGACTTTTATTGCGCTGTCTGCTAATTCTTTTTCCTTTGATGAAACGATGTTAGAATCTAACCATTTATCCAGGTCAGTTTCAGCAATTTCATAAGATGGAAAAATTTCATATGAGCTGCCGTCTGGATATTTTTTACTTCCTTTTTCTCCGTCGGGTATAAATATGAAATTATATTTAATCTGAGGCGGCGGGGCTCCAGCTGCCGCCGGATCAGCGGGCATTCCCATATCTTGTTCTACAAGATATTTTGAATAATTTTTTAAGTATTTAAGATGTTTAGACATTTAAAACCTTTATTTTTATTATTTATTTAAACCAAAAAGGCCTTTATTAAATAAAGGCCTTTGATTTATATTTTAGTCAGATATTATCCGTCACATGAAACGCAATCTACCATTGCAGCTTTAGCAATATCTCCTCTAAGAACCGATTCAGTTCTCATATAGTATAGGGTTTTGATTCCTAGTTTCCAAGCCTCAAGATGAACTTGATTGATCCATTTTGGAGAAGCCTCTTTTGGAAATGCAAGATTAAGGGATACCGATTGATCTATATATTGTTGTCTGATTCCAGCCTGTTTAATCAGGTCTAGCTGATTTAGTTCTTTAAAGGTTTTAAATATTTCTTTAAACCCTACGCATTCTTCCTTTTGGTAGTCGGTAAACTCATTCCATTTTTCTATTCCAATTAGAGCACCGTTAAGGAACCACCATTCATCTAGAAAATCTAGATCTTGCACTGATCCACCGTCTGCTAAGATTTTATCCCAGACTTCTTTAGTGTTTTTCTTAATTTTCTTAAGATATTTTTCAAGAGTTGGGTTAGTTCTAATAAAAGTTCCTTTAGCTGACTGTTCGGTCCAAACATTTGAAGGCCAAGGTTCAATACCGGCTGACACGTTTCCGGCTAATTTAGAATTTGAAACAGTTGGGGCTATCGCTCTAAGGTGAGTGTTTCTCATTCCAGTTCCGGAACACCAGAGTGGCTCTCCAAACTGTTCAGCAAGGTCTCTAGAAGCTCTTTCAGATTCTACTTTCATTTGAGAAAATATTTTTCGAGTTTCATATTGAGCAAAAAGACCTTCAAATGGAATTCCTCTTTCCTGTAAATACGTGTGCCAACCTAAAACTCCTAAACCTAATGCTCTGCCTTTTTCGGCTGATCTTACTGAATTTTCAAAGCCTCTCATTCCTTTTGCTTTTTGAATAAATTCCTCTAATACCCCGTCTAGAAACAGGGTAGCAGTGTAAATAAGATCAGTGTCTTTCCACTCATCATACTTAGCTAGATTTAAAGAAGAAAGGCAGCAAACAAATGAATGAGATTCGTCAGTATGTAGAGTTATTTCACTACAAATGTTAGTCATATATACCTTTAATCCGTTTTGTTTATAGGCGTCAGGATTCTGCTTATTAACATTGCCTTTGTACATGATATATGGTTCGCCAGTCTGTCTACGCTTTTTCAAAAGAGCTGACCATCTTTGTCTAGCATCGTCATCTCCTTGTTCCAATCTTCTCATGAATTTATCTGAGACAATAACACATTGGTGCATATTAAGACACTGACGATTAATGTCTCCTTTAGGTTCTCTGATTTCAAGCCATTCCCAAAAATCAGAATGTTCAATATTTATATTTACGCTAGCTGCTCCTCTTCTTACTGATCCTTGATTTGTAGCAAGAATTGTTGAATCATACATTTTAATAAATGGGACAACGCCGTCTGAAGTTCCATTTCCTGTGATAGGTGAGCCGGCTGGACGAATCTGATTTATACAGATTCCTACTCCACCTCCATGCTTAGCTAGAAGCATCATTTCTAGATTTTTACTACCAATATCTGCAATTGAGTCAGCAACGTCTATTCCAAAACAGCTAATCGGCAACCCTCTTTCGGTTCCAGTATTAGATAAAACTGGAGTAGCTAAACATAGCCAGCCTCTCCAAATATAATCAAAGAACTTAGAAGCTAGATCAGGTCTCCTCAATCGACGAGCAACGGTGGTGCTAACTCTCCAATATGCATCTTTTGGAGTTTCCCCTTGGAGTAAGTAGCCTTTACTTATAGTTTTAATATACACTTCAGTGCATCCCCATTCAGGAAGATCTACTCCTGATTTCCAACCTAATTGATCTAGTGTTTTTTTAATTTCTTTAATATTGCTCTCTCTGAGCATTCCTTGTTCTTGATCTTCCATTTTTATTATTTTATGATTTAAAATATATCGTCCCAGTCATCACCTTCTCCTGCTTTAGCGTAATCAGTCGGACGGATAGCAAAGAAATCCGTGTGAGTTACGCCGCCTGTAAGATGATAAAACCAATCTAGCTCATTTGCGGATTCTACATCGTATTCAAAAATTGAAGAGTATCCTAATTCATCTAGTTTTTCATTTGCTCGTCTAAGTATGAAATTCTTCAGATCATCTCTTTTAAGATTTTCAAGATCTCCCATTTCAAACATCTTATCGATAAAATTTAGTTCCATCTGAACCATAAGTCGAGCAGCGTCTTCAACTTGGGATTGCACCTGATCCTTTAATTCAGGATACTCTATGCACATATGTCTGAATAGAGAACATCCCATTCTAGAATGTAAGGATTCATCTCGAACTGACCATTTCATCTGTTGACCTATTCCTTTAAGAAGGTTTCTTAATTGGAATGAATATAGAACAGCAAAGGAACTATAGAGAGATACTCCTTCAGCAAAAGCTGAAAATATGGCTAGAGATCTAGCAACTTCAGATCTTGCTGCAGCTGATTCTGAGAGATCAGTATATGAATATTCTCCCTTGGTTTGAGTTAAAAATTCAAATTTAGCTGAGGTAGTAGGCTCATGTAAAAATGCTTCAAAGTTTTCAAGGCCTAGAGTTTCATTTAAATACGAATATGCTCTAGCATGTATCGTTTCAAAATATCCAAAAGCCATTGCCATCTCTTTAATTTCATGTTTAGGAAACCACTTCGTAACTTGAGTAGTCCAGTAATCAGAAACTGCGCACTCAGTTTGAGCAAAACCTAAAAGAATATTTCCTACTAGATTTTTTTCAGATTCAGAAAGGTTTTCATTCCAATCTTTAATATCTCCCTGCATTGAAATTTCAGTATGAAGCCAATGGGCTTGGGACTGAGGCATCCAACCTTCTAAATCATATTCGGGGTACTCAAACGGTTTATAGGAAATCCTATTTTCAAATAAATTTGGCATAAATCTTTAATTTTTTGGTTTAAAAAACCGCCTTAAGTTAAGAGGCGGTTTATCATTTGAGAACTATTTAAGTCGACGATCATCATATAATTTATTTATATGAGGTTCAGAAATTAGGATTGAGATTCTATAAATTCAAACTTCAATTTTTTGTTAATTGGGTCTACCTTAGAGACTCTAACTTTAGGGTATTTATTGATATTTGCTTCTAAATCTTTTCTTTTTAAAGTAACTTCATAAAAAGATCCATCAATATAAATTTTAATAGAATTATTTTTAGAGTCTACTTCGTATTCAAAACTTTGATTTTCAGTTTTTGCTCTAAGTCTGTCCCATTCTAATTTTTCAGGATCTATTTCGTCAGGATTTAAGGTTAAAACAATTCGATATTCTTTTCCTTTACTTGTTACATTCTTAACATAGAAGTCTATTTTATCTCCAGCTTTAAAGCTTGATTTAATTGAATTGTAATCTTTAAATTCAGAAGCATGGATCAATCCCGTATAATAATTGTTGAACTCTACAAATATTCCAAAATCATAAGGTTTAGTGGTAAGAGTACCTGTATATCTTTCACCAAATTTTAATTCAGTAACCATAGCAGGCATTGATTGCTTGATGTATTTCTTATACGATAGAATAAAAAGATCGTTGGTTGAATCGTAATTATCTACCATCACATTGATAGTGGTATTTAAAAGATCTGAGAAATTAGAAATAACGTTAGCTGCTGCATGCGAACCTGGAATAAAGCATTCGATCGTATCTTTATAAAGAGCTAAGTATCCTCCTTTGATCAATTTTTTAATTTGAACTGGGAACCATGTATTACTAGAATAATGTTCATTAAGTTCATTTCTGTAGTTGATTGCTGTACATTTCTTTTCAGAGGCTAAAAATTCTCCACTGGCATCGGATTTGTAAAGCATCACTATAAATCTATCCAAAGATCTATTAACAAGATCATCAATAGATCTAGAAAATTCTTTAAATGGAACAACTATTTCTATTTTAGAATTTACTTCTTCAGCTAAAATGTATTTGTTTTCAAAATCAATTTTAGTAGGAAAAACTTCGTATATTGTATCTACTGAAAGATCTTTATTCTGGCTTATATCTCTTCCTGTTCCTTTTTCGTAAGCAGATAAACGGTCATACATCTCTTGAGCGTAAGGCTCCATGCAATAAATCTTTACTCCAGATTTTTTATCGTGTTCACTTAATTTAATTTGATTATTGTATTTACCTGCGGTTTCAAAGACGTCAGCGTTGGCAGCATCAGCAATAAATTCTTTCATATTTTATATTTATATAGATTTATACTTTGATTTTAAATTAGGTTTTTATTTTTAACAAAAAAAGAGCCTAATTAAATTAGACTCTTTCTCAAAAAAATATAACTTAGAGAATTACTGATCAGATTTAGAATCTGACTTTTCTATCAAAACGCATTCGGTCGTTATCATTAAACCTGATATTGATGATGCATTTTCGATAGCAGTTCGAGTAACTTTAGCAGGATCTATGATTCCAGCTTCAATCATGTCTATAAATCTATTTTCTCTAGAATCATATCCAAACGAATATTCAGATTCCATTAGATCTCTAGAAATAACTTCATGATTTAATCCTGCGTTAGTTAATATTGTGATGAAAGGAGATTGGCAAGCCCCTAATAAGATTTCTGATCCTATTTTTTCTCCTTCTTTTAATTCCAGTTTAGAAAGCTCAAGTTGAACATATTCTGAATTCGAGGCTCTAAAGAGAGCAATTCCACCGCCTGGAAGAATTCCTTCTTCTACTGCAGCTTTAGTAGCAGCTAAGGCGTCTTCAACGCGGTCTTTCTTTTCTTTTAATTCAACTTCAGTATAAGCTCCAATTCTGATGATTGCAACTCCACCGTCTAATTTAGAAAGGCGTTCTTTAGCAATTAATTTTTCAGATTCATTTTCTAAATTTTCAATCTGTAGTTTAAGATCTGAAACTCGATCTTCGACTGCGTCTTTAGATCCATTTCCATTGATAATTGTAGTGTCTGATTCCGTAATCACAACCCGTTCAGCTGATCCTAAGATAGCTGGAATAGATTGAGGATTAAGGTTTGAGATGTCTTGTCCTTCTATTTCTGAAAGTATGGTTGCTCCAACTACAGTTGCGATGTCCTTTAATTGCTCAGATCTTAATTGACCATGTCCGGGCGAATTAACAGCTGAGACGTCAATGATACCATTACTCTTATTAATGATTAACGCTTGAAGAGCGTCTCCTTCGATACTATTTGAGATAATTAAAAGAGGTCTCTTTTGAGCAGATGTATAGTCGAGTACGTTAATTAGACCTTTCAATCCTTTGATTTTACCGTCGTATATAAAAATAAGAACGTCTTCTAATTGAGCTTCCATCTTAGAAAGGCTGTTGATGAAGTAGGGAGAAAGGTATCCAGAATTAAATTGCATTCCTTTTACGGTCTGCAAATAGGTTTCGTGAGTTTTACTATCATCAATAGTAATAACGCCGTCAAATCCAACCTCTGACATTGCATTTGCAATAATTTTACCGATGTTAGTATCTCCGTTGGCTGAAATGGTAGCAATCTGTTCGATTTGTTCTACGCCTTCAACTTTAAGACTAATAGAATTAAGGTATTCCTTGATCACCTCTATTGTTTTATCGATTCCGGACTTTAATTCCATTGGATCAAATCCAGCTTCAATCATCTTGATCCCTCTGGTCAATATAGATTGAGCCAATACTGTTGCGGTAGTAGTTCCATCACCCGCGGACATCGCTACATTAGAAGCAACCTGTTTTACCATCTGGGCTCCTAGGTTTTCGATTGGATCGTCTAGAAATACTTCTCGAGCAACACTAACCCCATCTTTAGTGATGGCATATTGATTCTTTCGGCCTAATACTACATTTCTACCTTTAGGCCCAAGAGTAACCTTAACTGAATCAGCTAATTGATCTACTCCTTTTTTTAATTTTTCTCTTGATTTTGAACTAAAAGTTATTTGTCTAGGATTCATATATAAATTTTTTCTATTTTATACCGTGAATCTGATTTAAGTTTTAAAAGGTGTAATTATTCTCATTTAAATGAAATCTTAATTCTTGAGTCAGATCTAATGCTTTATAGATTTTGGCAGAATCGGGACCTATTGATATTAAAAATGCCCCGTGAGTTTTAAAGCCTACTTCTTCTAGCATTAGACGATAAGTACTAACTTGCAGAGAATAACCAGTTATATCATTTTGCCAAAGATTTTCAAATGGATGAAGTAGCTTGCGATTTTTTCCCTTTGGGTGATCTTCGTCTTTAAAATCCTTATTAGTTTTATAATCTCCAACATAATATCTACCATTTAATTCAAGTAGATTGTCTAAAGTACCCGCAATTCCCCATTTTCTAGAAAACATTCTTAATTCCTGACGAATTGATTTAAATTTAAAAAGCTTCTCAGCGTATATCTTTTTAAACTGTTTGATCCTTAATATTGCTCCCTTATCATCAGGAAGAGCTGGATCCTTCCCTTTATAAAAATCTTCGATCCAATCATGAACGATGCTTCCTATTCTCTTTCCATCGTCTCCTGCTATTTTCCACTCATTTAAAATGACAGAAGGATCTACACCTCTGGACTTAGCGACATATTTATGAACATCCGCTGGAAACGGAGGCTTAAATTGATCAATAAATCCAGAAACCGATTCAAAAATCTGAATCGGTTTTTTTGTTAGCTCGTTGACGTAGGTATAGGAATGAGCTTCAGGATCAAATATAAAATTAGGATCCTTAAAATATTCTAGTTTTTCAATCATTGCTGCTGATAATCCGACATTAAGTCAAGACCTGAAAGTTTTAATAAGATCTGTCCAGTTGCAAATACGTCTTTTTCGCAATAATTTGAAATTCGGTCTAGATCTCCTTGCCAAAAAACTTCTCCGACTTGTTCCCCTCTGATATCATCCTTTGGGGTATCAATGCCTAAGCAGGTTGCAAATAGTTCTAAAGAAGTGAAACCTTCCTGCCAGGCTCCAAAGCTCCAAACTTCAGAAGTATCGATAAATGGCATTTCCCAAGGTTTTAATTCAGAAATTTGTAAACCTTTCGGCAATTCATGCCCGTTAATGATAATTCTTTTGCATGCTACTGGAACATCAAACCTCTTGATGTTATGGCCGCAAAATTTTAATTTACTAAAATTATTAAATACTTTAGTTAAACCTTCGATAACTTCAGATTCGTCTGAACTACAATAGCTCTTAACTATCATATTAGGCTGATCGTTTTGAAAAGTGATACGCCCAAATGAAGCGCATACTATTCTGTTAAATTCAGCATGTAAGGCGGCTTTTTCAAGATAGAGCAGCTCGTCGGTCTTATCACGATTCTCTTCAAATTTAGATCTTAAGTATTCGCATCTTTTAGACCATAATTCTGCCATTTTAGGATTTCTATCCTCTAATTTGTCTAGAGATTCGAAACCTGGAGCGGTTTCTAGATCGAAAAATACGATCTTTGTTAATTGATCTGGTGTATACATTTTTATTGATTTTCTATGGTTATCGATTCTTGTCGATTAGAAACAGCCCGGCCTTCCATCTGTTCCCAGTCTCGATTCTGTCGTACAATCAGATTAGTAGTATGAACTCCCATCAAGGTAGGAACTGGGATTCTAGATTGATCTGCAAGATGGAGCATTGCTGAAAGATCCTTTGGAAAACAAGATCCTCCAAATCCATAATCTCCATCCGGTCCGGGTACCATATAATGAGACTTGCCGATTCTAGGATCAAGAAGAGTGGTTTCGATCACGCTTGCATAATCAGCTCCTACGGTTTGACATATTCTAAACATATCATTGAAAAAACTTACTTTGGTAGCAAGATAGAGATTGGTCATATATTTTACCATTTCAGCATCTTGAGTATTTAAGGAAATCAAGTCAGCTTTTGGAAAGCTTTTACTAAATATTTCTAGAACAGGATTAACATACTCTGCCCAATCTGAACCAACAATGATTCGGGTTTGATTTTTAAAATCTTGAACTGAATTTGCTTCAGTTAAAAATTCAGGACTAAACACTACTCCTACTAATTTAGAAATCAGGTTTAATCTTTTAGTGGTTCCAGGAGGAACTGTAGATTTTAAAACTGCAATCACTGAACGATCAAGAGAATCACAACTCTGAGCAAGATCCTGAATCACAGATTCTACGATCGAAGTATCGCATTCTCCATCTGGAAACATTGGTGTTGGCACGCAGACGAAGATGATATCGCAATTCTCTACTAGAGTATCGATTGAATTTTTAACTTCTGAATAGATCTCAGATTCAGTATGATCGACCGAATTTTCAGGATTAAATTTATCGTATGCTCGAACTAAAAATTCCTCTTTCATTTTTTCTCTTACTGCAGTTCCGACAAATCCCTGTCCGATAACTCCGATACTTTTTCTTTTTTTCACAATTATTTTACTTTTTATTAATTATTATATAAAAATAGGAGAAATGGTTTTAATCCTGTTTTCTTTTAGATCGAGGACTGGCTCCTAAATAAGTATTCATGTAGAATCCGGTCTGCTCATACTTATTCATTTTAAGCTTCTTAACATAACCCTCGACAATCTCGGTTAAAAGTTCATGATCAATTTCATAGGAATCATAGTCGATTACTTTTTGACCTTCTGGATTAAGAGGTGCAGATTCTAAAAGCTGATCAAAGTCAGCTGAAGGGGTGGACTGAGCGTAGAGATCAGTCATACAGGATCTCCAGGCTTCAAGCAATTTTTTTTCTCTTGCTCTCATTATTTAGTGATTATTTTATGCACAGTAGCAGTCACGTAACCCGTAGAAACGGTACGTAAGCTGGGACCAATTATTCCGGCTTCAATCAGGGCTGGACGAATGCCTTCGTTTTCGGAATAGTTCTTTACTATAACTTCATCCAATTCAAGTTCAATGCTGGGAAGATTAAGAGTTGCATTTGCAACTGGAGATCCGTCCTTAGCGTCGATTAAGCTGATCGACTTTCTGCCGTTTGAATAGGTCTTGAAAACTGGAATACAGTTCCAATATTTAAACTTTATTTGATTCATTTTCTATTTGATTAAATTGTTCCTGATATCTAAAAAGAGCCAATTCTTTGGCTTTAGCCTCTATTTCAATGTCAAAGAATCTACCTATTTCAGGTATCTCTTCGTATATAAAGTCAGCATGTGATCTTGGAGACTTTGATGATTGATCTTCATTGATCTTACGACTGCTACTATAATGAGCTAAGGGACGAATACCGACCGGCCAAGTAGATGCGGCTAGAGCGGCTGCCTGATCTGAGGTCAAGTCGCCTGTGCAGAAGAGATGATGAAAGAAATCAAAGGTGATTGGGGTTCCAACTCTGGAAAAAATCAGCTGGTGTAGATCCGTCACGCTGTATTGGGTCTCTTTATCGTCATTTTCTACCACCAATCGGGATCGAGTAGACTCGGAGAGTCGGGAAAAATTTTGGCAGAAACGATAGGCAGCCGATTCTTTATCACCATAAGTGCCTCCAACATGTATGTTAAGGGGAAACTGGTGTGTTCTTGGAAGACGCATCAGGTCCATGATTCGAGCATGTTGATCCAGATCGTATATCGTCTTTTCAACTACTGATTCGCGTTCAGAAGCAAGGACATCAAATTGACCGGGATGAAAAGAGAGTCTTATATTGTTAGCTAGGGCAAAGTTGCCGATCTCTTCGCATGCTTGCTGAATTTTAGGATAGTTAGGCAGATCCTCGAATCTGTATTCGCTCATCCAGGGAAAAATATCACTAGACATACGATAGATCAGGATACCCTGTTCCAGATTCCAGTGTAGAACTTGAAGCACATCTTGAAGATTCAACAAGGCCAAGTCACTTGCTCGCTGTTTACCTTCAGCTTGAAAGGTACGTTTGATCATACCACGATTAGTGGTGATTCCTTTCTCACCTAGAGTAAGATTGATGCAGCAATATCCCAGATTCATACTCTATTTTTACTACTGTTTAACACACAGGTTTCTCCTGATTTTATCTTGTCAATTGTTAAACCGCAGCGGCAGGTATGCTTGATAAAATCATAATGGCACGACTGCTGTTGCTGAGTAGTCTTTTTATAGATTCCACGCAAACGCTGTTTAGCTAGCACAAAATCGGAATGATCAAATCGATTCCCGCTCTGATCAATCGCAGACTGTATCTGTAATTTAGTAAACTCAGGAGAAACTTCTTTCTTGATAAATCCCAATCTTCGAGCTGAAGAGAGAATCTTGGCTTTAATTTTTTTTCTCAGTGTCATATTTTTTATTTTAAGTAATTATACCACATTGAATTGAATCTTAAAAATTTTTACCCTTCGCGCGCAAGTAACTCTAACGTAAATCTATAGTAATACTAAAGTATAGATAAAGAAAGATAAAGTAATCTCCCACCCTCCACCCTTTTTTACTACTGAAAAAAGCAAAAGTTTTAATATATGAGAAATAAATAAAAAAATAGAACTATGATCCTAGAAGAATTTATCAAAATTGTAAAACCCTATTCCATGACTAGCGTGGAAAGAATAACTGAATTATTTAATTCTTTAGAGTACATCAGAATTAATAAAATACCAGGAGACATTGTAGAATGTGGAGTCTGGAAAGGTGGAAACATAAAAGGAATCATGGACTATCTTCATTATCATGATATCCAAGATAAAAAGGTATGGTTATATGATACTTTTGAAGGCATGACGGAGCCAGATGAAAATGACGTCGACTTACGCTCAAATAAGGCAAAGGATATACTAGAATCAGTTATGTGTTATGCCTCTTTAGATTCAGTAAAGAGTCTGCTTCAGACTTCTAAATTTTCACAAGACCAAGTAAATTATGTGATCGGTGACATATTGAAAACCTTAACTGATGCCAATAACGTACCTGATAAGATTTCTCTACTCAGATTAGATACCGACTGGTATCAATCTACCAAGATTGAATTAGATGTTCTTTATCCTAACTTGTCAGTTAACGGAGTCTTAATAGTTGACGACTATGGACACTGGCAAGGTTCTAAAAAAGCAGTAGACGAATACTTTTCTAACTCAGATATTGAAATTAACAAAATTGACTATACTGGTATAAAAATAATTAAAAATAGATAGATACTTGATTTTAATAAATTTTGATCTATTCAAAACTTTAGTATTACTATAGATTTACTAAAGTAAAAATAAAAAAATAGTATTTCAAATGAAGAAAAACGTTTTAAATTTTAAACAATTTATAAGAATTAATGAAACTGTCGGATCAGTTTCAGGAGTATCTGCTCCTTCAAATTTACAATTAAAGAATCCGAATGCACTTGGATTAGAAACAGCAAAATCATTATCTAGTAAAATTGAAAATCTGTTTAAAAATGAATCTTTCTGGGAACCTTATAAAGATCAACTTAGTGCCGCTACATTCTTTAGCTGGGGAGTATCAGGTGATGACGATGAAGGAGGAGCATTTACTGCGTTTCAAAATTGGTGGAATACGAATATTGCTCCTTCTTTGAAAACTAGTATGATGCATCAGGATTATGTAACCCTATTGAGCAGCCTATTGGGTGAAATTAAAACAAAAATGACTACTTTTACAAGCAATGATTCTCTAAGCTGGACGATAGGTACAAGTACTTATACTGTAGATACTGACTTTTAATAAATCTTTTATCAGTTTAAAACTTTAAAGGATCTAAGAGTATAATATTTTTTTAAAAATTATCCCAAATGAATGACTATAATTGGAATAGATTTTTCCATATTATATCCTGGAATATGCATATGTCGAGACTTTAAAAGCTATAAATGGCTAGCTTTAGCAAACACAAACATTACCAAGAAAGAGGAAAAAAATCTAGAAGATCTAACTACTACTTATCCGACGATCAAAATCTATCGAACTGAAACCCGAAGAAAAACTGAAGAGCACTACCATCTTACCGAAAGAAACAAGCTGGTAAACTACATCGAAGCCACTAATTTATTAATTGAAAAAATAAAAGAAGAAGTAGACCCTGATGAAGAACTAGTAATTGCTTTAGAAGGAATCTCTTTTGGTTCATCTGGCAATTCTCTAGTAGATATTTCGCAAGCCACTGGAATAATCAAAGACAAATTGGTTAATCAAATCTTAAAAGACGACGCAAGTCGTCTTTTTATTTTTAGTCCATCTGAATTAAAGAATGCAATAGGATGTAAAGGAAATGCAAAAAAGATGGAAATATACAACAAATTCTTGACTGATCCTATCCTTGATTCAGTCAAACAATCAGATCTATACTTAGCCCTAGAGTCAGAAGACTGGGTCCTAAAAAAGGACCAGATCGTTTCTCCTATTATGGATATGATAGATTCCTTTTTAGGAGTGGTTAAAGTACATCAGATCCTGTTCCAAAAATAATCTTATTAAGATGTCAAAAAGAAAAAAGAGGGGAGACACCCATTATGTTAATAATAAAGAATTCACAGAGGAAATAATCCTTTGTAAACAGAGCGGAGAACTCTCTAACTTTGCTATTAATTGCTTTATTTCATTAGCTAATAGAGCGGTTAATAAAATGTATTATGAAGACTATAGAGACCGTGAGGACTGTATTCAATCAGCTCTTTTAGATTGCTTAAAATACTGGAAAGGATTTGACCCTGCTAAAACAGAAAATCCAAATGCTTTCGCTTATTTTACTCAAATCTGTAAAAACGGATACGCTAAGCAATGGAAGGCGATTCACAAAAGAACGGGTCTAGACGATGGAGATAATCTAGATTTTATTTCTTTAAGTACAACTGGAGACAGTGCAATTTATAGTATTTAATGATAAATAAATCAAACGTATCTTTTTAAATGAATATTAACAATCTTCAATTTTTTGATAAATTTGGAAAAAATTTAAATCTAGATTACAATGTTGACAATGAACATTGGGTCGGAACCATTTATTTTCCAGAACTTTCAACTTTTTTATTCGATAATGAGAACATATTTATTTTAGAAAAGATAGGTCAGGATTTTAAATTTCCAGCAATATCAGCAGGTCAATCTATTCTATTTGAATGGAATGATAACGAGATTGAAGAGTTTTTTCTATATGACGTTGAAAGAGATAATCAACTAAAGAACTTTTTCATCAATAAAAAGGATTCTCAGCTCATTAAATATGAAGATGTATCTCCAATTTCTGGACCTGCTACCGTAGATATTAATCTTCCTTTACAGGTAAATATTGCATTTAACCCTAATTTAGAAATCAGATACGAACGAACCCTATTCATCTATTTAATAGATGAATCCAGTCCGGCGACTCGAACTAAAGTTGCCGAGATTAATCTCTATGGAGAGGGACTAGAAGAAGATGAAAGATTTGGAGTATGGGCCCGTAATTTTGGAATCAAATTTAACAAGGAAGATGCAAATATTCTTAAAGACTATGATATTAAAGAGGCCTTACCTGACTGGGAAAAAGTAAATGAATCCAGAAAAGCTCTCCTAGTAAACAAGGACCAAATTTATCCTTATATTGGAACTTATAAAGGTCTTTCTAATTTTGTCAATCTATTAGGATATAAAGACGTTCTACAAATCAAAGAATATTGGAAAAATGTCAATCCTGGTTCCTCCTATTTTAATAAACAATTATTGGTCGACGTTACTGATTATTTAGATGACGGAAAGATTGATAATATGAATATTTTGGATAAAAACCGAAATATTAAATTTGGAAATCAATTTAAAAAGACTGAATTCTTGGCCCTGGTTTATCAATTTACTAAAGAGACAGATCAATTTGATGACGATGGAATACCAGAAATAGAAGAGACTACTGAATTTACAGTAGATGAAATATTTTATAAGCTTAACCGATTAAAGGATAAACTTAAGAATGAGTTTTTACCGATAAACGTAAAGATAAAAGATGTCATCGGAGAATTCATCTATTTTCAAAAGATTACCATTAAATTCTGGCAGGACGATACCAAAATTTATGACTTTAATATGAATGAGGAGGCAGATCTTTCCGTTTATCCTGATTTAAACACCAATTTAATCCTAAGATCGCTTTCCCCTCTTTTAAGAAAAGAGATTCCTAACGGTCCTAATTTTGGATCATTTATCCTGAATCCTGGAACTGAAAATCCTTTTCAAAACAGTCAAAGGTACTCAGTTGGAGCTATTCCTATAATCAATACATACATAAAAAACTTTTACGATGAAATAAAAAATCAAAGGTACCCAGACCTAAGCGCAAGATTAGAATGGGAAGACGGAGATGATCCTGAAAGATTAATAGGGGCTCCTATTATACTGAATGTAGTAACAGATAAGTTTACTTTTCAAAGTTTCAGAGGAGTGACCTTTCAAGATTTAGCTGCAGTTAACCCTTATTTTACTCTGGAGAATATAGATTTTAAAAATTTCTACGAGATAACTTGGAGGATTACTAAAAATTCACCAAACCCTTATAATTTTAGTTATCGTGGATTGATAAAAGATCTAAAAGAATTACCTCATTTTCTTCCTTATGCTGGCACCTATAGGGTTACGTTAGAATTACATGACTTTTACGGAAACACTAGCGTATTTAGTAAATTTGTAACAGTTCAGCAGAACCAGGTTCCTCAGATCATAGGTATAACCAGATTAGAGGATAAATTTGATTATAGCATCAGTAATCTTGAAAATGTCAGATTAATTGATTTTGGAGCCTCAACTCTATATTATCCAAAGGTAAATGTTTTAAACAGCGAGGATGCTGCGACTACTATTAATGTATATAAAAATCTTTTAGAATGGAATTCTTTCTATAAGAATAGATACGGGATGGGTCAAAATTTATATGATGTTGAACTGTATGATAATAGTACCCAGTCATATGTTCCATATAACGATCCAATTCAGGATCATCCTAAAAAAGAATATTGGGGCCTAGGTAATAATCGAGCTCACTTAAGAGTTGAAGATTTCAAAGACGTTTCTCTTAAATCTCTCTACTTCTTAAGATTTTGTAACACCGTTTATACGGATGACTTTAACGCAGGATTCTATCTGAATAACCCAAAGGAGGGTAAAGTAATCCAAATTTCTCTATTTTCTAACTACATAATTCCATATTTTACTGATCTTGATGATCTTGCTTCTATTTTAAATTCAAGTGAGCATCCTGGAATCAGACTATTCGAATATGTGGTTTTGGATAAAATTATACACGCTAGAGCTCGATATTTAAGCAAGGAAATGTATCATATTCTGTTTTCAGAATCTACCCCTAGCCCTGGAGTATCTAGTCCAACGTCTGGATCAAGTGACACCGATAAATACACATTTTTCTTACCGAATGATGTCTATTCAGAAAGATTAATAGATCATTTTAAATCAATTTCTCCAGTATTTGATGTTGAAACTCTCTTCTTATTTTCAAAAACCAAAGATCTTTTAACTGGAGCGGTGCAGGATCCTCAATTTTGGGTAGATCAAAAATATTGGAGATTTAAAAACGATCAGCAGATCGGACACCTGCCATCTTTAATTGATCAGAATTCTTTTAATATTACAGATGTTAAAATTTTCCAAGATAGTTTTAACATTCCTGAAAATGGAATAATATTTTTCACAGTCAACAATCTAGACGGAAAATCTGAATTTATATGGACGTTAACTAATAACATAACAGGCGAAGAAATAGTTAGAACAAGATCAGTCCCATTCTTTGTTTGGAAATTCAAAGATCTAGGAACTTTCGACCTTAAAGTCGATGTTTTCGACAACCGAAATACTCAATATTCTAATCAAATTTCCAAAATGATAAACGTCTTAGAAAAAAATCAGTATATACATAGTATAGAAACAAAATTAAACAGAAGAAAAAATAGGCTTTTAAACAATTTAAATGATCTATAATAAATAAAATAAAAATAATTTAATAAAAATGGCTTTTACACCAATAGATTTGCCAATTCAAGAAATTTTACAATCTGACTTTATCACAGATATCGCCCAGATCCATAATTCTAATGTTTTAATCTTAAAAGATAAGATTGAAGATGTTGTGAATATTCTAGAAATTGATACTAATAGCATATCAATCGGAACCGACAATCCGATCAATAACATAAGAACTCAAAATGTAGTAATTCAAGATGGAGGTTTTATTTTTCAAACCGGAATCCCAAATCAAATTATTGCTAGACTTATAAAATTAGGAAACGGCCAATCTTCTCTAAATGTTGACAATTTATCAGTTGATTTTATTGCTCAAATTTCTGATTTACAAGTAAATGATTTGACAGTTTCAAATTCCTTAACTACAACTGGAAATTTAACTGCCAGTTCTACTTTAATCTATAATGAATCAATAGTAGAATCTACTGAAAAAATTGCTTGCGATTTTCAATTTGATGGAATAAATCAAGCCTTAGGAAGAGTTGTTTTAACTAATACATCTAGAAGGAATATTTATATTACTGCAAAATGTGAAACAGTTTTAGGACCAACTCAAATTTGGGATGGAATTGCTCTAAACCCTGGTATAAGTTCTTTCAGCCTGTTTATTGATTTTGATGCTAATAATCCTCCTGCTGTGAATACGACGTTTACAATCTACTTAGTAGATGTAGTTGAAAATTCTGCAAATGTTTCTATTGCAAATCAAGTCAATTTAGCATCGCTATCGTTTACAGTAAAACCAGGTTTAAATCTAGCTACCGGATCTAATCCAATAATTTTACATAATGATTTAGATAATTTAGGATTTTCATTAGGTATAAACCCATTAAGTTCTAATCCTTTAAATAATCAAATTACTAATTTAGGATCAAATGTAACTTTAAATTACCTTATTGATAATTCAATTGATAAATTAATAGTTAGATCCTTAGTTGGAATGGAAGTGTTCTAAAAATTTTAAATTAAATAATGGCAGTTACCCCGCTAATTAAACAGATACAGAATCAAAAAGGAATATTTTATACCTTTCAAAGCGCGTTAGAAGATGTTAATATCACTTTAACAAATAGCGAAAATGCTGTTAGGTTTTCTAAATTTGCCCTTTTAAGACTTCCTGAAATCGGTGCTCCAAATAGTATCGCAACTGATAATAAATTTCAGTTCTTAGCTCAGGGAGAAAGCCCAATCTTAGAAGGATTAAATTCTGATCAAAATATTAATCTGGCTCAAAGTTTTCAAAATTATGCCCTAAATTTAGAGGCTTTACTTTTAAGCAGGCCTCAATATCAAAGAGACGAAAAGTTAACAGTTTCTGAAAGAGTTTTTTGGAAATGGTTAAAAGAAGCAGGTGCTATTAGATTTAGAGATGCTAATAATCTAGAAAAAAATATAATTACTCTAGGTTCAGAAAAAAGATTCGTGGAGGAGACTTCAACATTAAGTACATATAAAAAGGTAGTTCAGTATGTAGGAGATATTGATGTTGTAAATACGATTAAATCGAAAGATAATTCATATACCGAAGTATACGTTCATATTCCAACTAATGTTGGAAGCACCACGCATGTCATGTTTAAATCAGTATCTGACGCCAATTATTTTCCAAATATGACAGTTGCAAATAATGCAGCTGACCCTTTAAATATAGAATATCTATCTGGTAGAAAATTTAATGAAACACATCCATTTGGTCTATCACTGAAAGCTTTTTACGATTTAGACGATGGCAGCGTATTTACTGAGATAGGAGACAGCCCGACTTCAACATTGAATCCTGGAAGATGGTTTAATCAGACCGTTAATAATTCTTATTATACTGATAACGTTGATTTAACTGGAGCTTATAATATTGCTCAAACAAAATTTATTAGAAAACAAGATGGAGTAACCCAAGTCGAATATTTAAGATCTAGTCTCGATGGTATATCTCTAGACTTTGATCTTAAAAATTATAAATTAGCATACGAAAATCCTTCAATCAATGCATTCTCTCAGTTTAATGATTATATTGCAAATAAAGATTTTCAATTTAATGCTGTCCTAGTTTATTATGATACATATGATCCTAATAATCTAAACACTGATGGAACTCCAGTAGATATTAGAACCAATTTATATGGAATCCTATTCCTAGACAAAGTTGAGCAGGATGGATTAGAATTTAGCATACCTTTTATTACCAAGTATAAACCTGATCCTCTAAATAAAACCAATGGAAATTCTTTTTCATTTAAATTAAATCTTAAATTAGATACTTCTATAGAAAACGTTCTAGTTGAGAAATCGGTCAATGACTTTTCAACCTTTTCAATGGATCTTTTCCTAGATGTTTTAACTGAATTTAGACAGCTCCAAACCCGATTTAATGACAAACTGCTAGAGCTTCAGGAGCTTTCTCAGAGTGTAGATGATTTAAAAGATCTATTGATTAATAGTGAGGACCAGAACGAATTAAGTATCAGGGTTCAAAATCTTGAAGCATCTTTACAGGAAAATCAGGCAGTATTTAATAATACTGGAGAAGTAATGAGAATGATAGAGAATGTCAATGATAAAGTAAATGATATCCTAAATGGAAATACTAACGTGGAAATATCATTTAATTCAGACATACTTAAAGCAGGTAAAGGAATATTCCTAGATCGCAGAACTCAAAATAGAATATTAATCGATAACCTTAATCAAGGTTATAATATTTCAAGTTCATCGGTTACTAATCTTTCAACTAATAATACTATCCCTCTTTCTAATTTTAATAATTATGTTAGACATGAAAATGGAGGAGTACCTATCGTACTGATTA